ACTGCACTATTGATAAGACACTCAGACACATCACGCCTAATTTTAGTCATGTCAAAGTCTTCATGTAGCTTCTTACGTAAGAACATAATGTCCTCAGTCTCTGAGTCTCCCATGTTATCTTTAATGTCAAAGTATTTACCACGACCAAAGGTAGCCTCTTCAATCTCTGCTACGTTAGACTCTACAGCTTGTTGTAAGGCAGGTGCAATGATCTGACTACGCTCTGCTTGTCGTGTCTTGTCTGAGGCATTCCAAATACCACGCCATAGACGATAGTATTCCTGATGCTTCTCGCTGTAGTTATTCTCGTAGTAGTCACCCCAATCGTCCACTTTAGTGAGTACCCAATCCTCTAAGGATTGCTCAATAATAATTGGGTCTGTACTTTCGTTGTAATCGTTTTTCATATGTTTAGTATCCGCTGATTAAATCTAATGTTTCAAAGTCATCTTGTTCTTCAAAGTTGCCTATGTAAGCTACTTTAGCAAGTTGATCTACATAGGCTAGACTGTCTATTAGGTCATCGTGTGTTAAGGGGTCAGGAAACTGGAATAGCTCGTCACAGAAACGTGAATGCCAATCCTTCTTATTCTTGTTAAGAGTTATACGACCATGCTCAAAACGTCCCTGTAAGGCCCACATAACCCTGTCAGTCTTCTTCTGGTTACCATGGGTTAGTTCCTCAACTCTAAAGAAGAATGATTGTCTCTTCATCATATCCATTAACGGAGACATAACAGCTTGTTTTGATATTCCTTTCTCAATACCAACGGATAAAGGTTTATAATCTTTTACTGCTTGAAATATCTTAGTTGCTGTTTCATCTAAAGTCCACCTGCCATAGATCATGTCCTCTACAAACCAACCATTTTCATTGACAAAAACAATAGCTAGGGAAGAGTTATCCAATCGGCTAGTCTTACCTTTCTTCTTACTGACATCTTGGAAGCCAGCTAAGTCAATAGCAATGTAGTAGTCTCCATCACTTGTGGGCCTAGTGCCAAACTGTAGCCATTCCTCTTTAAACATCTCAGAACCTTGGTTCTTAAAGGAGGCCATAAACTCTTGTTGAAAAGCATGGGTTGACATACTCTTTTTAGCTACATCTATCTCCCCAGAGTCTAAGGTTTCATTGTCGTAGCTTGTGAAGTGCCAAGCGGAAAAAGTATCATCGTCCTCTGACAACTCTGCATACTTGTATAAGTCATAGAAGTGGTTACGACCTTTGGGTGTGCCTATGAATAAGCAAGAACCCTTTTGGTCTGCTAATGCAGGTCTTAAGATTTCCTCAAACACCTCAGGTTTCATGTCTGCATACTCGTCTAAGCATAGGAACTTAAGACTGACACCACGCATCGTGTCGGGTCTATCGGCTCCCTTAAGGCTTATGGTTGCACCATTGACTAAGGTTATTTGCATATTGTTAATATGGGAACTACGGATTACTGGTTGACCTAGCTCTACTAGAAGACTCCACATGATGTCTCTAGCCTGACCCTGTGTGGGTGCTACGTAGAAGACATGGGAGTTAGGCTTATCGGCTTGTAAGGCATTGACAATAAGAAGCCAAGCAGCTAGGCGGGACTTACCACACCTTCGTCCTGCGGCTACTACTCGGAATCTAGTCTGGTCTGCCCATACTTCTTTCTGCCAATCTAATAGCTCTATGTTTAAGTCGCTCATACTACAGTGTACTCCCCTTCTTGAGCATCTTCCTCAGGGTCTTGGGAACCTGAGACATCGGTAGAGCCGACACCAGTAATGTTTATTTGGATACTACTCTTGCCACCACCCTTAATGATTTCTTTCTCAAAGGCTGCTACAGGAGCTACCCTGTCCATAACAAGCTTCCATGCTGATGCTTGGTTCTTATGGTCATTGTCTAAGGCTGCATCAAAGATAGCCTCTAGGACTTTAGCTGACTTAGGGGAAGCAAGCATCCTAGCTTTGTACTCATTGATAATTGTAGCGTCACCCTTAGGCCGACCAATAATACCCTTAGGTTTCTTTAGTGTTGACTTAGGTGGCCTACCTCTGCGTTTAGCAACTGCGGGTTCTTTTGTGACTGACAAATCAATTACCTCTTTGTTGAGATTGAGTCTTACTTAAGTATACTTAAGAATCTTTAATTAATTCATTATGAATAAACTGTAAGAGTCTTAAGTATACTAAAGATTCTTAAGTAGTGCTTTAATTGATCATTAATGAATAACTAAAAGAGTCTTAAGTAGAAGCTTTACAACTTAAGTATATTATAACATATTTAGAGCAGAATGTCAATATATTTCTTGTGTTTCTTTTGTAACTTTGTGTAACTAGTGTTATTCCTTTAGGTTACACATGAGAATAACTCTCATTCCCGTGTACACCAAGGGTTTGCCCGTGTTTTCTTTTGTAATCTTTTATTGACTTTTGTCAAAGTAAAATGCTACTTTTTTGTGCTTGAGCGCCTACCACACATTAGCAGCACAGGCGCCACGCCCCCGCCCCACAAGTTATCCACAGGTTCTTAAGTTATCCACAGGTTACACACAGGTTACACACAGGTTATCCACAAGCCTCAAGGCACCTGAGTTATCCACAGGTTATCCACAGGCTACCTAAGGACTTGAGTTATCCACAGGTTATCCACAGGTTCTTGAGTTACCACAGGTTTACTACGGTTGTCAATAGCGTGACTATCTTAGGTTCAATAGTCATAACTTGGATTCCTGGAGTCTACTTGTGACTAATTAGGTAACAATAGTCACAGATGTTGACAAGTGTGTGCCAGTGTGGGTGCCTATGGAGACATTAGTAACCTGTGCATAACCTGTACATAAGTTACATAAGTTACCCACAGGCCCATTAAGGCGTCTATATGCTCTTTTAAGCGTGTTTAGTGTAAAACTTAGGCTAACATATGCCCAATGTTTTTACGTTGATTCTAGGTTATTGGCACGATACTTGCTTTATGCAATACTTGTGCCACCTATTGCAGCGCCTATCTATGGGCGTGTGCGCGTAAATAGCATACTTTTGGGTATTGTGTCAAACTTTATTTATATTGTGACTGGTTAGTTCTGTCTATTGTGAGTTTTTAAGTATCAAGTATACTTAACCCAACAACAACGCAACAGCAGCACAACAGTCAAAATATTGACACTTAAAGGAAGCACTACCATGGATACATTCAACACACACTGTATAAAGGAAGCACAAGATAAACTAGCACGTATAAAGGCCGATATTAAGAACATGGAAGCCGAAGACGCTATCCACAGAGACGCACAATTGGACGCACAAGGCCTTAAGCATGAGGAATGGCTAGAGGCTAGCATGTCGGCTCAACGTAATATGTTTACTACTGCTAGAGCTAAGGGCGTCTCAATAATGGCGTGGAAAGATACAGACTTCCATGATGAACATCATTATGTAGTCATGGCACAAAACCACAAGCTTGAGTTTGTCACGTGGGTATGGGCGAATGGTGGCTTCCATGATGGGCACTACTACAATGATGATGAAATGGCAGCTTGGGCTGATTGGAGGGAGCGCACATAATGACTAAACGATATATTAACCCACAATAAATGAGGTTACACCATGTTACTAGGCACAAACAAAATAAAGGTTAAAACTAAAGCACCCAAATCACGTGGGTACATTATGTATCAAGGCCCGTCAATGCTCACAGGAGCTGAAATTGTAGTCATTGCCACCATGCAAACCACTAATGACAAGACGGGCGACATGGTACAGACATGGATACTAGACGCGAATACAAACCCAGTAGAAGCTATTAAAACTGGTGCCGATGAAAACGTGTGCGGTCATTGCCCCCATCGTGGCACTACCTGTTATGTGCGTGTAGCTCAAGCGCCTAACGCAGTTTATAAAGGCTTTAAACGTGGTATTTACCCGCAGTTTGACATGGCTTTACATGGTGCCTATTTTGCACACAGAAAGACACGCTTAGGCGCCTATGGCGATCCTAGCGCAGCGCCTTATGAAACAATGGCTTTAATAGCTGGTTTAGGTTTAGGTCATACAGGCTACACGCACCAAATAGCGCACAAGGGCTTTGACAAGCGTTTTATTGACTTGTGCATGGTAAGCGCTGATACGCCCAAACAGGCACGTAAATATCAGGCCTTAGGCGCTCACACGTTCAGGGTAGCATTAGAAGGCGATAGCCTAGACCATGGTGAAATTGAATGCCTAGCAGATAGTGAAGGCCTACAATGCGTAGACTGTGGCCTATGCGATGGAACCAAAAAGAATGTTGCCATAACTGTACATGGTAGTGGCGCAAGTAAATTTAAGTCTGCTATGGTTATCCCTAGCATGATGGTGGCTTAATATGTATCTAATTAATGATTTACTCTTAATAGGTGCTATTCTCATGGCGCCTGTGGTTCTAAGTTATATACTTTATAAACTAATGGATAGGTGACACAATGAAAGTATCAGTATACAGGAATCTACATAACGGCCTCATAAGTATTAAAAGCGATTCTAGTGGCCTTGTGTTAGGCCATGCGAAAAGCGTGGATATAGTAGGGGCAGACTTCGTGGTCAATGAAGCGGGACGCCAAAGAGTGCTCAAAGATAGGCAAAAAAACGTACACGCATACGTTAAAGGCCTACTATTGAATACTATAGGCTTTAAGCCATACAAAGGTCGCTCTTTAGGGCCAGTTTATGGCGCTTTAGATACTATACATAAGGTTACAGTAGTCTCATATAACCCATACAAAGCGCCTCATTTTGTCATTAAAGGCACAAGCGACAAAGTAAGCAAAGCAAGCTTGTGTACAGTGTCACATGATGGTACTATATCAGGCTATGGTATTGAATAACTAAACACAGGAGACGCAAGCCATGTTAGAAGCTATTATCAGTCTAGTATCATTTATTATGTGGCCCATAGTATTATGGGTTCTGTGGGCATACCTCACAGAATCACCAGCTAATAAACAGTTTAGACGCGACCAAGCAAAGAAAAATAAAGCACGTAACAAAAAAAAGAGGTAACACAATGAAAGACTACAAGCACAAGCGCCTACAGGCGTCCTGTGAGGTACGCAAACAAGAAAGGCTAGACAAGTACCTAAGCATAGGCTTAAGCGCCTTAGGCGGCTCTATAGGCGTCTTCTGTATCATATATGCTACACACGTGGCCTTTAACTAAACTTAAGAGAGGTAACTAACATGAGTAAAAATAAACTAAGCACTAAAGCAATCACAGTCTATAACAATCTACTTGAATTGAACTGGAGCGAGCCATATTTAACGATTGAGCATATACAAGCCGCCACAGGCCTAGGACGCTCTAAATTAGCGCCTGTGCTTGCCGAGCTTATAAGTGCTAGTAAGGTATTGCATGGCAATGAAGAGGCCTTAGGAGGCGTTATAGAGACTTACACGCCTAAAGTAAAAGGGGTTGCATATGGTTACCCATTAGATTATTATACATTTGACCAATGGATAGGCCATAAGCTTGACATTAACTAATTGACCAAGTAGCATAACACTAAGCCTTACATGAGTAAGGCATAACCTAAGTAAAAAAAGAGAGTACAATATTATGAAAACAATTACACGTAAGCGGTTATTAAAGACACGTTATGAAGTTACAATCGGCCCATGTTTTGTTGGTCTACACTTATGGAAGTATAGTGTATACGTAGGTAAGCCAGTAAAGCGCCTCAAGTCGCCTCTAAAGGCCATTAAGGACATACAAGGCCTAGAGACTATCACAAGCACAGGAGGTGCTTAAGATGCGCTGTAAGGCCTGTAACGTCATATTGAATGACATAGAGTTAAGTCGTAAGGATAGAACCACAGACCTATTTATTGATCTATGTGGGCGGTGCTTGACATACTCAAATGAAGCAAGTTATAATGTGGACTTAGAAGTAGACATAAACATAAACGAAGTTAAAGGAGACAGCCCATGGCTAATTCAACAATAAACATTGAGATAGATGTATTAAGCGTAGACGTAATGATAGAGGTCGAGGTGCAATGGCACATGAGCGAGGCTAACGAGCTTA